GAAGGAGACTGAGTAATGAGTACAGATACTCTAGTAAGCGACATATATCGTATGATTGACACCAAGGATATTCCTGAAGGTGTGCCTGTCGAACAAGTAATAAATGACTTCGGTGAAAATATGAAGCAGATATTAAGAGATAATATCACAGAGCACGAGTTTGATAGACGTAAGCTCCGTATGTCTAACATAGGTAAGAAAGATAGACAGTTGTGGTATTCTTATAATGGCTATGAGGGTGAGAAACTACTGCCCCATACAAGAATCAAGTTTCTATATGGTCACTTGATTGAAGAGATGGTACTAGCTCTTACTAAACTTTCGGGTCACGATGTGACACACGAACAGAAGCAAGTAGAAGTAGATGGTATTAAAGGCTCTATGGACTGTAAGATTGATGGTGTGCTGACTGATGTTAAATCAGCATCATCTTATGGCTTTAAAAAGTTCAAAGATGGCTCATTAGTTAATGATGACCCCTTTGGATATATAGACCAAATCAAAGGCTATGCTCACGCTGAGGATACTACAGATATTGGTTGGTTAGTTATGGATAAGACCAACGGACATCTTACATATCTAAAGTATGATATGGCTGATGAGTCTCAATGGTACTGGTCGAAGTTAAACTTTTTCTCTATACCTGAAAGAATAAAGAATATAAAGAAAATAGTTAAATCAGAGACACCGCCTGAGAGATGTTATGAGGTTATACCCGATGGTAAGTCAGGAAATATGAAATTACCTGTCGGTTGTAGCTACTGTGCGTATAAGCACGATTGTTGGGGTGAAGACCTAAGAACATTCTTATACTCTAATGGACCTCGTTACTTGACGCAGGTTGTACATTTACCTAACGTAATAGAGGTGGATAGAGATGGCAATAAAGTATCGCAGTAAGCTAGAGAAAGAATGTTCCGAAGCTCTTGGTAAGGAATGGAAGTATGAACCTTGTAGGATAGCCTATACTATCCGTAAAAACTATACGCCTGATTTCGTTAAAGGTAAGTACCACATAGAAGTTAAAGGGTTCTTTCGGAGTGGGGATAGACAGAAGTATAAATCAATTGCTGAACAGATGAGATTTGAAGGCAAGGAGTTAATATTTCTGATGCCCCGCCCCGATTCTAAAGTAGCCAAGGGTAATAAAATTACTTACAGGAAATGGTGTGAGAAGTATGACATCAAAATATTTTCAACTAAAGAAATTAAGGAACTAAAGAAATGGACGAAGATAAAATAAATCCTAACCATTATAAACAAGGTAATATTGAGGTCATAGATTTTATCTTAGACCAAGATATGGACTACCTAACTGCCTCGATAACTAAATACATTTGCAGGTGGAGATTTAAAAACGGTTTAGAAGACCTAAAGAAAGCTCGTTGGTTCTTAGATAAACTTATAGAACACGAGGGAGGACAGTATGGCTCTAACTCTTAATGAACTTAAAGAACGTATAGTCCAAGAAGCAATAGACCCTTGTACTCTGTGTGAGGTATTAGATATAACAACAGAAGATATCTTACACGAGTTCGAGGATAAATTAATAGACAAACGGGAGGAGTTTGACGATGTTGATGATACCTACTGAGAACTTTATTATGATGGCATTAGCGTTTCTTACATTAGGAGCAATCTTAATATGGAGACACGGTGCTAAATGTTATGATAGAGGGATAACTGATGCGATACTTATGCACAGAAACGGAAGACTAAAATATAATACTTACTTAGATGACAATGGTAGCAAGATGATAAACATTGAAATTGACCCACTAGAAGGAGATGAATAAATTGAATAAATTACCAAATGATTACCAAAACTTTATAGCCTTAAGCAGATACGCTAGGTGGCTACCTGAAAAGAAAAGAAGAGAGACTTGGAAAGAAACTGTAGCACGTTACTTTGATTTTATGGAAACACACCTTATAGAGAATACTAAGATAGGAGAAGTTACAGAAAAACTAGACCCAAAGACTAGGAAGATACTTGAGGATGCGGTATGTAACTTAGAAGTTATGCCTAGTATGAGAGCTCTTATGACCGCAGGACCTGCTCTAGCTAAGAATAATATAGCAGGATATAACTGTGCTTATCTTAGTGTAGACCACCCTAAAGCATTTGATGAAACATTGTTTATACTTATGCACGGTACTGGTGTAGGGTTCAGCGTAGAGAGACAACACGTCAATAAACTACCTGATGTTCCTGAGACTATGGTAGATGTAGAGGATGTGATTGTCGTACAGGATAGCAAAGAAGGATGGCAATCAGCTTTCCGTAAACTTATCACTTATTTATATGATGGTGAGATGCCTAAGTGGGACTTTTCTAAGGTGAGACCTAAAGGTGCTAGACTACAGACATTCGGTGGTAGGGCTAGTGGTCCTGAACCTCTACTTGATTTGTTTAACTTTTCTACTAACATCTTTAAAGAAGCAGGGGGACGTAAACTTACGTCGTACGAATGTCACCGGATGATGTGTAAGATTGCTGAGGTTGTAGTTGTAGGTGGTGTACGCAGGTCAGCCCTTATCTCTCTATCTAATCTTACTGATGAGCGTATGCGTAATGCTAAGAGTGGTCAATGGTGGTCAGATACTCCTGAGATGGCTTTAAGTAATAATAGTGTATGTTATACAGAGAAGCCTGATATTGGCATCTTTATGAAAGAGTGGACGTCTTTATATGAGTCTAAGTCAGGTGAGCGTGGTATCTTCAACAGAGAAGCCGCTATCAAACAAGTAGCATCTATAGGCAGACGTGACACAGACCACGACTTTGGTTGTAATCCTTGTAGTGAAATCATACTGAGAGATGGTCAGTTCTGTAATCTTACTGAGGTTGTGGTAAGAGCGGAAGACACGCAGAAGGATATACTCCGTAAGGTTAGACTAGCTACTATATTGGGTACGTTCCAAGCGTCACTAACTAACATTAAACGCTTACGTCCTAAGTGGGTACACAATACAGAAGAGGAAGCACTACTAGGTGTATCTCTTACTGGTATTATGGATAATGCTTTTATGAACGGTAGTAGTGATGACAGTAGAGGATACTACGGCAAGAGAAGTTTAGCTGACTTTTTAGTAGACCTTAGAAAAGAAACAGTTAAGACTAATGAGCATTGGTCAGAGCTACTGGGAATTCAACAAGCTACTGCTACTACTGCTATTAAGCCTAGTGGTACGGTAAGCCAGTTAGTTGATAGTGCTAGTGGTATACATACTAGACATAGTGATTATTATATCCGTAGGGTTAGAGCAGACGCTAAAGACCCTATAGCACAACTTATGGAAGACCAAGGCATACCTTGCGAGGCTGATGTTATGAAACCTAATAGTGTTAAGGTATTCTCTTTCCCTATGAAAGCTCCTGATGGTGCTATAACTAGAAACGAAAGGACTGCTATAGAACAACTAGAGTTATGGCTCAAGTATCAGAGACATTACTGTGAGCATAAGCCTAGTGTAACTATTAGTGTTAGGGAACACGAGTGGATGGAAGTAGGTGCGTGGGTATACAAACACTTTGATGAAGTATCAGGTGTTAGTTTCCTACCGCACTCAGACCATACATATCAGCAAGCACCATACGAGGAGTGTGATAAGAAGACACACGATGCACTAGCTAAGACTATGCCCAAGCAAGTCAACTGGGATTTGATTAGCGAGTATGAACTTACTGACTCTACAGTAGGAACTAAGACACTAGCTTGTACTGGTAGTGTATGTGAGCTTGTTGATTTAGTAGAAGAAGAGAGGGATATAGAATGAAATATTTATTAATTGTTTTTGTTTTTGCAACGGGATGCTCTGAGTTGCAAACTAAGTTTGATATGCACAAGGATGAACAACTAACTTGCAGAGCAGAAGATGAATCGCTATGTGCGGGGTGGAAACTATGAGAGAAAAAATAGAAATGTTCTTACACTGTACACTTGCAATAGCGACAATAGTTTCTACGAGTTGTCTAGTCTATGTAGTTATGTGGCTAGAAGCTCTTAGGAAAGGGTGGCTTGTATAGCCGATGTTTTACATTTAATATAGGAGTAAAATATGTTAGAGAAAGTAAAGAATGGTGCTGATGGTGCGATTGACGTTGGTATTAAATTAATTAGCTTATCAATTATATTGCAGATTATCTTCGGTCCGAAGGTAGCCTTCCTTACAGGAGATGTAATTGGTTCTATTTTAGGTATAGTGTGGACCTTAGGCAATGGGGGATTGGCAGGTATTATCGCCGCCCTTATCATTTGGAGACTACTCGACAAAGATATTGTTGATGAGCTCAAAGACTAAGGCTGAAAAAACTTGGGGTCTCGTTCGTATGGACGGGACTTCCAAGCTATACTACTCACTAAAAGTTAAACGTTTAACAAAAAATAAAACTAGAGACTTTTGGAAGAATGATTGGAGAAAATAGTATGAATGAAGAAAAAGTTATTAAAGCATTAA